TTAATATTAAACACTGCGGGAGAAGCAGAGTTAGTTACTACAGATGGATTTGCTGTTGTAGCGGTTGCAAATGTAGCAGTTACACGATTTGCATTGCTGTAAGGAACAATTTCTGTCCAACCAGCGTGAGAAGCCATAGTGTCACCAGCCGCAGGGTTATTAGAAGCTGCTGCGCCATACAGACCCAAATACCAAGAAGTGATTTGAGAAACAGATGTTAAAGCGGAACCAGCCATGTACTGCAAACCGACGTTTACTACAAGGTTTTTAGAAATAGCTTCCCACTTCAAATTACCATCTTTATCGTGGCACTGTACATGGAATACGCCAGTAGCTTCTGCGTCTTCTCCGGATTGAATGTTAGCAGTTAGACCACTAGCAACAATGTCAGCGGCTTTGATTTTCTCGATAGTCATACTAGCTCCTTATGAAATTCTTAATATGGCACTGGAGGCCACAGCGGTTGGAAATTGGATCGTGAATGAATTGGTACAAGTTTTGTCTGCGCCAAAGTCAAGAATACAAACAGATGCGTTACTCTGGCTTGCATTGTAAATCATAGCACCCCGTGCTGTAAACGCCGCAGGAGACCACAATACATCAGCAAAAGACCAATACGCCGTTGTCCCGTTGGTCACACCTGCCGTAGGTGTTGTAGTAATCGTTAATTGTTGACCACCTTGCGTATAGCCTGTACCTGTTACTTCCCCAACAAGGGATGTATTGTACGTAGGAGTGGCCGCGTTGATCGTAGACGCTGCGGTGAACAAAGCAATGTAAAACGTGTTGGGGCTGGTTGGCCCAAAGTTATGCAAACCTTGAGCTAACTGAACCTTGAAGCTAGTGGTAGCTGTTTGATATAAAGACATTAGTTGACCGCCTGTCTAAACTGAGGCGTGCGGTAGGCATCCTGACGTTCCAAACCATCACCCAGACGTTTGGCCAATGCAAGAGCTTCAACAAACTTTTGATTGTATAAAGTCATCATGTCCTGCTCACCCTTCATGAAGGTATAAGCCTCGACCAAAGATGCATACAGCAACACCGTATCAAAGTTATCCCCAAGCCAAGTTGTACCAAGAGCATTACCCACAGTGGCAACTGGAACAGAAAAAGAAGAACCTGTACCGCCAATCGTAGAAGCTGCGGCACTTAATGTGTTTCCTACAACATAGCCTGTACCGCCTTGTGTCAAAGTGACAGAAGTAACTGCACCGCCAGAAACGACAATGTTAGCCACCGCACCTGTACCAACTCCACCTGTCAACGGTACATTTAAATACGTACCATTTGTGTAACTACTTCCACCTGTAATTGTGCCAAGAGTAGCTACAGGGGTTTGCACAATAGACTCAGGATAATAGTAATAATGCAGTTCCGCGCTATAAGTAGTATCTGGGGTAGGCCCAAGAATAAACGTCAATTCATTGGTAATTGTACTGCCTGAAACGGAAGGGCCAAAAAGCGCGTAGTACTGGGGCATACCGGTAGATGTTGGCGTTGGGTACGCTTGTCTAATAAAATTAACATCTTTGTTAAGCAAGTACAAATACTCGCCTTGGAATGTAATTGACCCAGAAACGGTACCGCTATTGGCTATTGATAAAGAAATAGTGGTTGTTGCTATAGCGGTTACATACGCGCCTGTACCAATACCTGTGCCTGTTACATACTGCCCTACCACGATGCCTGACGGACTTGACACGGTTATAGTAAATGTTCCTGCTGTACCCGTAGCGGTAGGCGCAGATGCAGGCGTTGTGTAAATGGCAAGAGAGTATGTAGACAAATAGTCATTGGGGCAGCTCAAGTATTTATTGTTGGCTGTCAAAATCCCCGTCACGTTCTTACGCAAAGACGGAAACTGAACAGAGTTATAAATACGCTGTTCGGCTTGCTCAATAAAGACAGGGATATTCGCTATGAAAGTTGATTCATAGTTTTGGGTGTAATCCTCAATCGCTGTCTTTAGTTGCGTATAGTTCATGCCGTACCTTTAAGCCATTGGCCCTCTAGACATCACGCCTTTGGTAGCGCATCCAGTACCACGCATTCTGATACCTGATGTCTTAACGCCGTTGTAATCATTGCTGTGTGTATTGGCAACAGACACGTTAGCGTCTTTCATGTATTGCTTATTGCTTGGGCCCGTGGTTTCACTGATGCCCACTTTTTTACCGCTCATGGTATGAGGGGCTGCGTAAGCTTCTGCGGGTAAGTTATTGATCTTAGCCATTATCGACCCCTTCCAGTATTCTTTTGATTGGCAACACGAGCCATATTGCGACCCATTGTCATCATTGCTTTGCTTGTGACTCCGCCAGCAGCAAGCTTGAGTTTAGTGCCTTTGCCGCCTTTATGCTCTTGCATATCGTGCTGTTTGAAAGCTTTTTTAATCAAAGAAACGTCTTGTTTCTTGTCCGCTTTCATGTCTTCTTTCATATCGCTCTTAGCCATGATTAACTCCTACGTTGTAACTATCGTAACTGTACCAACTTGTACCTGCGGCATCAAGTAATTTGGTGTCAATACCGCATCAAAACTACTTGCTCCACCCACAGGATTCCAGCCCCATTGAAATACCCGACTTCCTTCACCTTGCGTTCCTGTGCTGGTTAAGCCAGAAGAAACGTAACTCAAATCGGGTCTTGGGTTCCTAACCGCCTGTGGATCATCAACTGGATACATACCCAATTGCAACTGAGGCTGATCTGGATCCCAACACTGAGGACATACCAAGAGATTGTAAACCTTTGTCTTGATAATCTCTCTTTTAAGTTCCTTCAACTTAAAGCGAAAACCACACCGATCACACTCCGCAATCGCATTCTTGCCGGAGGAAAACTTATTGCCCATTAGGTGCCGCCACCAATATACATCTGTCTAGGCACAAACCTGACAGCCGCTTTCTCTTGATCCTCCTGCGCCGCATTGTTCCAAGCCTCGTCATATTGAGACTTCAGCACAGTCAAACGCTCAAAACCGTTGGGTACTTTAAGCGCAATATAGTATGCCAAGCCAGCAGCCAAGCAAGGAATGAATCTAAACGGTACATCCATCGTATTAACACCATTGCCAGCGTCCTGTAATCGACGCATACGCCAATAAACCAACTGGTAAGACTGTGACCCATCAGGAGTTGGCCAAACGGTTACGCTGTTCTTTTGTGAGTAATAAATCAAGTCACCAACACTGTGGGCTGCTGCCACGGTGTTGCCTTGTCCACGTACACAATTCAAAAGATAGGCAGGACTTGTAGAAGTTGCTGCCTGATATTCGTTAAAACCAATCAACTCAGTACCAATCTTGATAAAACCTGCGTTTGGCACGTTGACCAAGGAAGTAATTGGAATGGAAGTCGTTGTTGTGGTAATTGCCGCTTGCAAAGTGCCGGGCAAAAGTGAATCTTGTGCAGATAAACGCTGAATCCATATCTGGATTGGGCGCCCTTGCGTTAATTTGTTGGGGATTGTGGCGTAAGTGGAGACACTGATACGCGTAATTGTCAAATCTGACTGATTGCTGGTGTTATTTGCGTTGGTTCTAATGACGTGCTCAAGCAAATCTACCGTATCGTCAGGCAAAGCATAGGTTGGCTGACCTTGAACAAGCGTAATCATGTCTTGCTCAAACGTCCACATGTTAACGCCACGGTTTGCCCAGTCAGCAAACAGCAAATTCATCGAACGACGCGCAGTTCTAAGATCGTATCCCGTACGCATTTCAGAACCGGCACGCTCAAACGCCTCTTCTACCATCTCAGAAAGGTCAAGATTGAAAGCAGAAACGCTTGAAGTTGTCATTATCTAAATCCTGCCGTTTTCTTTGCAATTGTTTTAGGTTGCGCCACAAACTGTTTTCCTGCCGCTTTACCCGCACGTTTGGCACGGGTAGTCGCTGCGTATTCTGCTGGAGATAAAGACTTAATTGCCGCTTCGGGTAAATACCGTTCGCCTGTTTTACTAGACGGCTTTCCACTCTTGGTGCGCCATTTTTGGTCGCCCCAGTTTTTGAGGGATTGCTGCGGTGCTTTCAATCTCTATACCCTCCACCTGCTGCTTTGTACTTCTTGGCTACAAGCTGCGCTTTACGTGCTGACCATTGACCAGCCTCTGTGCCCTGTGTAGTGGCGGCTTTTACTTGAGACACAATCCGCTTACGCAGACTTGGCTTGGTGTAATTACCTGCCGCATTCACTTTGCCGCCTTCAGCGTACTGTTTAAATTCCGTGTCATCACGGCGCTTTTTGGTTACACCTTTGGGCATTTTGGAAGGGAGAATATCTCCCATACCGCGTGAGGCCATCATGGTTTAACAGGCTTTGCCGCCCATGTTCATCTTCTTGGTCATGCCACCTTTTTTCATTCCCAAAGGAGTGCTGCCAGCCATTTTGATTTGTGTACCTTTGGTCTTGCCACGTTCAGCAACGCCAT